TGGCTTGTCGAGCAGGGCATTGATGTTTTTGAGTCCCTTTACTACGCTCATCTTTTTCTCCTTCGTGTTGTTTATATTAGTTTAGCATAGACAATATAGACTTGTCAAACTGAAACTCTAAGTTCCTAATTGACTGATCATCCATATCACCTATGTCTTTATATTGTTTTTCTAAGGTGATAACACTAACCAAAGACCCAAGCTTTTCAATTAGCTTATCTTTCATTATGCTACCAGCCTCATCATTATCCGCTACTAGTACAACATTATTGAAGTACTTTTCTAATAATCTAATTTGTGAAATAGATACATTAGCACCCAACGTTGCGACTGCTGGGAAACCTACTTGGTCTAATCGAATTGCATCAAAAGATGATTCAACTACATACACTATACTAGAACTTTTAACTCTGTGCAAGTTAAATAAAACTTTTCCTTTAGGCAATCCTGGAGTATTCTTAAACTCCTTGCCTTCTATAGATCTTCCTACAAAACCAATCTTCATTCCGTCAGGTGACTCTACTGGAATAGTAACCATTCCCTGTTTTTCTGAGTATCCTAAAGAAAACTTTTTCATTGAATCAATAGTAATCTTTCTACCATTTAGATAAGACTTTGCTGTATCTGATAATATTAATTGATCATGTAATCTATTAAGAATGGATTCGTCATACTGAACAAACTCTGGTAAGGCGATTAGCTTTTTATTAACTAACATCTCAATGTTATGCTCTTGCTCTTTACTTTTTATATATCGAACAGTTTCAAAGTATGTCCTATTTGACATATGCATAACAAACTCTTCTAAGTTTTTAGTTGTTTGACAACCAAAACAAAAGAATAGCCCACTATCTTTGGCTACTTCTCCAGCAGGAGTTCTGCTGTTATTGTGATATGGACAGAAGATTATAAAGTCATTACCAAATTCAGTTTCAATATTTACTCCTGAACCAATAAGAACTCTTCTGATTTGATCTTCCGTATAAATATTATTTGTCTTCATAGTCTTTATATCTGTAATATCCTTTATCAAAATCTACCTGTACTAAAAAGTCTCCCATAAAACCATTTCTATTTTTTCTAAATACACATTCAATGATATCACTATTTACAGGGCGACCTAGTGCTAATAGCCAGTCAGCATCGTATGAGATCTGTCTAGACCATGCTGTTTGTCCTAGTGTTGGGGGAGTGCTAAGATCTTTTACATCATCAGGTGTAGCAGATGAGATAGCAATGATTGGTACTTCTTCACTAATAGACATTAGTTTAAGTTCTCGTGAAAGGTTTTTCATCTTTACCGTTTCATTATCAGCACGTTGGTTTGGACTCATCAACTGAAGATAATCAACAACAACGAAGTCTGGCTTATACTGATCAATCTTTCCACGAATAACTGATGGAGTAACTTCTCCGCCAGAATCGTTTGAGATAATATGAAACTCTGGACGACCTTCTACTTTGTTAGCATGCCACTTACGAAGCATATCAATTTCAATTTCACCATTGCTTAGTTTACGATGAGACCATAGGCCTTCACCCATGATAGCAAACACACGATTACGAACTTCTGTTTCACTCATTTCAAGTGAGATAATCATTGGTGACTTGCCTTGCTTCCAAGCCTGTACAGCAAAGTATAAAGCCATCCAAGACTTTCCAATTCCTGGGTAAGCAAGAAACACACCAAGTTGGCCTGGCATAATGCCAGCAGGCAAGTAGTTATCAAATCCTGGCAGACCTGTTTTAATTCCTACAGATCCAAGTTCATTTTGCTTTGCAACTCTTTCATAATACGCAACGGCATCTTCAAGATCAGTAGCATCAATATCACGAATAGCAGCAGTGTTCTTTTTAAGCTCTGATGTTTTTGTAATGAGATGCTCTAAGGCTTCAGTACCATTACCTACTTGAACTTCTCCTGCTGCGTTACGAAGAATGTCTTTAAGGCTATCATTTAAATATTCTGTTTGAAGTTCTGCTAAGTGATGCTTAGTTGCACCTACGCCAACTACTGGTTCAAAATCACGAAACTTTTCTCTTACAAGTTCTGCAGGTGGAAGTGACTGGTTATTCTCAGAATATAAACGAATAAAGTTCCAGATATCATTGTGTGTTCTTAAAAGAGTTTCAACATTTGCTTGAAGTAGTACGTGAATTTGTTTATCTTGAAGTACTGCAGATATTACTTTTGCTTCTGTATTATTCACTTAACCACTCCTTAGCCATTCGTCTGCGTTCTGCTCTTTCTTTTTTATCTTGTTCAACTTCTGCTCTGCCATTTAAAATCTTTTCAGCATTATAAGCAAAGTAGTTCCAACTAGGCTCTTGTGCAATTGAAAAATAATAGTCTAATAGATCATAGCATTGCGATATACCATATGACTCTACTAGGCCATCAGCAGCCCACTGTTCAACATTAATATTCATGTTAGACTTTTGCTCATACCGTTGAAGATATAATTTGTTAAATCTACTGAGCAAAGCCATTCGGTCTTTGCGATCAGCCATTATTCGTTAATTTCCTCTTTAGCTTCGTTAATCTTTTCAGTAAGCTTGTCTTCTACAAACTTATATACACGCTCAAATGCTTCGTTAGTTGTTTCTTCTCCACGCTTAGAATCTACAATGCCAAGATCTAATCTTAGTGATTGAAAATTTCCAAGGTTAAGCGTATATCCTAGTGTTACTGATACCTTTGTTGAATCGTTTTCCATACCCCACCCATTTCATAGTTTTAAATATTCTCTGACCAAACAGGAATAAACCTACCATCTTCTGTCTTCGTATATGTAAGTATACCGTCTCCCATTCGCCGTGTCAACTCTTGGCTTGTAGGAGTCATATTATTTGTTATTAATTTGTCTTTTCTTGGTTGTCCAATATGTATACTTGCAAGTATAGCACGAATCTCTTTTACTTGCGATTCTGAATAATAAGCTCGTCTTTGCCAAGCTCTTTCACCATTTAAGGTTGAACCCATTGGTGGAGGAATGACTCCACGTTTAATTAGATCTGGAATATACTTTCTATGCCTATTGACAAGTTTAGCAGTTTCTGCTATAGTATATGCTCGTTCTCTATTTTTTCTAAAGTCAACTCTTAGACATGTTTCTATTCTATCTTTTGTAATATTATAAACAGAAACTAAACCAGTTGATCTTGAGCTATGGTACAGCCTAACTAAATCTCCATTAAGAAACCAAACTTTTTGATTACCTTTAATTACAGATTGGCTATTGTACTCTTCGCCCTTAATTGTTCTTTTCTCAGTAGCCATTTGCCTTCCTGACTTGCACTTGGTGGATGAAAGAATACTCTTGTCCCGCAAGATATGCAATAAGTTTCTAGATGATCTATAGATGTATATTGTCTATCAATAAACATTTTGCCATTACACTTTTTACAATTTAACAATATAGTAACCTAGTTTGGTATTCCGATAATAATTAGATGCACATCTAAAGATAAGTTTCCGCTAGCATTAAATCTAACAACACCTTCAACTCTGGAAGTAGTTGGTTTTTTTAAAACTACGGAAACGTTTGATCCTGCTGGAGTGTTTCCTGTATTAATTATCGTTGCTGAAACAATTGGAGAATATTTAAAATCACTAGGAAAATCGTACACAAATGTTTTTTCTGATGAAGCAGAAACTGTACTGTTATCTGCAACTCCTACAATTCCACCAATAACTCTAGCATCAGAAGTTTTAATGCTTTGCTTTCCAGCACTGGCAGTATCAATGGTCGTATAGTTATAGCTTGCGGAAGAAACCTGTGTAGAAAGGTTGTTTACTGTGTCAGCCAACTGATAAATGTATGTAACATCTAGTGGTTGTCCTCGCTCAGGTAGTGGTAGTTTAGCCATTTTATTCCTCCTATTACATTATATCAGAAATTGTATACGCCAGAGTCATAAACCAAGAAATCTTCTTTTATTTCTTTTTTTGATGACACTGCCTGTATTATTACTCTTACACTTGTTGTCCCCTGATTTGCAAAAGAGTAGGAGTGACCTGTTGCTATGCCTTTATAAACAAACTGATTGCTATCAAATTTAACAAAGACATCATAAGTTGAAGAAGAGTTTTGGTCTTCCCATGCTGCTGTAATTATCTGTTCTGTTTTTGAAACAGCTCCAGATGTGACATTAATATCGCTGCCAATAGAATTATATATTGGAGACCAGTGCGAGCTTCTGTTTTTATCTTCAGAGATAATTCTGTAACGAATATTGTATTTTTGACTTTCGTAGTCAACTGGTGGTAAAGAAGATCTTTTTACTGTTACTTTTTTGATATTAGCATCAGCCATTATGAAACACCAATAGAGAATCTAAACTCAACATAATTGTTTGTATTTGGTGATTTAATAATTGTTTCAGCATCAGTGTTTTGAATAACTGTGTATCCCGTCAATCCATACAATGGGTTTTCTGTTGCGATGTTTTCTAGTCTCATTGCATCTAAGGCAACATAATAGTCTGATGATGGATTTCCATTATCAATAACAGATGCATATATTTTAACAACACTAACATCGTTCCAGTTAAAATTTGCGCTTGTATATAGGTCTTGTTTTTGCTTTGAAACAACATAGTATCTATTAGTTTCAAATTCATCATCTAGTGGCAAACTTAAAGAGCTTCCATTATTTAGCTCAGCTTCAAATCTAGCATACTCTCCAGATACAGTGTCTGATGAAGAAAAATCAACTAAAATTCTTACGGTATCTGGAACTGCATCTGATTGCCCAGTTTTACTTACTATAGAAAATGCAAGACGGAATTCATCTATTGGAGAATTTTTTGTAAAATCAAGATCTACACCAGTTAAATGTATATGTGATCCACTAATATTAAAGTGATCCTTGGTTGGTCCACTCTCTGTAATTACATCTAGGTCTGACATATTACCTTGAATCAAGATAGTATTATTTAAAAACCTACATCTTTCATATCTCTCTGCTCTTTTTTGTTTATAAAATATACTGTTATCAGAGTTAGCTTGAAATACAGGGGTTGCTGTTAACACTCCGTTTACCGCATCATATTCCTTTGATGTTGCGTTTATCAAATATGAGCCTGTAATAATATTGTCATCGTTACTGTCAAGTGGTACTGGTATTGTTGGAATCAATGTTGTAGCTGTTGGGCTGTGATATTGCCAGTTTTCTGCGTTAGTAAATGCGAAGATTGTTTTACTATCGTATGTACCAGCTGAAGGGTTTGATCCTGCTGAGTATAGCCCTACTTCTGTAATCTCATACCTTTCTTCCGTTGGTAATTCAGCCGTAAGAACAATTTTATTCATACCGTTTTCTTGTACATATCCTCTTGAAGATATTGGAACTCTAAACATTTCAAAATCTAAGTTCTCTTTATCTGAATAGTCATCAAGGGTTTCTCCAGTGGTAAATGGTTGCTTTCCGCAGCCAACAGCAATATAAGAAGCAAAGGCTGGTGCTTGACCTAGCAGGTATTTTCCAATAATAGTCTTACCAGTATTAGTTATCATGACGTAGCTTCTCCTAAATATGCTTCATATATTGTACCACTTAAGCTAATTTGTACCTCAACTTGCTCATCACTGTTAAGATTAACTAACTCTATCACCAAGTCGCCAGCAGCATTAAAATAAACATTTGAACCACCAGGGCCATTGCCTACAGTAGGCACTTTTTCATTTAGGTTGATTGGAAAATTGTTAAAAATCTTGTCTGACGATCCTTGTAGTCCAACTAGATTTAATGGATTATATTCTTGCTGGATTGCTGTTAAGTTTTTAATTACATTATAGGATACGCTTTGACCATTGATAGTATCATTTCTAGCAATATTGATTAACTCATGTCCCCCAATATTTTCAAAGATAATATCAACCATAGATTCTGGTGCTACCAATTCATCATTAAATAAAACTGTGTCTATTGGGGCAGTCTTAACAGAATTTTGTTTAATAAAATTAATAGCTGCATTGGCTAGATCAGCTGGCGTTAATGGAGATGCTGATAGGTTAGAAAAATTAATGTCAGCCATTTTATACCTCACTCAAATAAATAGTCATAGAAGGGCCATCCTGACTTCTGCTATAGGAAATATTATAAACAACAAACCTTGTAGAGTCTCCTGTTACCAAATCTAATCCGTCAGAATTTTTATAGTCTAGAGTAACAATGTCTCCTAATTGTAGTGTTGGTATGCTAAAAATGTTAGCTCCAATTATTTTTTTAGGTTCCATAACTTTATTGATGATCCAGTTCATAAGAGATTCTGCGCTATCTTGTGTCTGAATGTATTGACTGTCAATAGAAAATTCATTTTTGCCATACGTCATTCTGCTTTGTCTAATTTTGTCATATTTTTCTTTTTCAATAAAAGGAGAGATTATCTGATTTGTGTCAGTTAATTCTGGATCTGCCATATTGCTACGCTTTTTAAAAAATTCATCAACAGTTAGATTATGTGTTGTTTGTTGAGTAAATGTTATTCCTTGAATTTTTAAAGGACTTCCTGTAGTGTCATCTAAGTTTATTGCTTTATCTGTAGAATTAAATACTAGAAATTCTGCGCCATACGAGTCTGCCTGAAAACCCGAAACCATATATGATTTAATTCTATTAAAGCTTGGAAAAATTTGAGCATAAAGAGCTGGGAAGGATAGATCATATTTAATGTCAAAGTACGCACATTCTCTCATGATTGATCCAAACTCTTCAAAATACATATTATATTTTGGTGGCTGTTGAGAACTTATTCCGCCAAGGTAAGTAGATTGAACTATACCACTCATGGCATATTTTCTAAATGACTCACTAGCGTCAATGTCTTTATCCCCAAAGGCTTTAGATATTGTTTCTCCAACATTAAAAGATGTATTCTGAGAATAGTTTTGAGATAGCGCATATACATTTTCAAACATACATCTAGAAGATCCACGAGTAAATAAAGCCATGTTATTATAGATTGGTAGAGGGTCTGTGTCATCTACTACCTGAATTAGCTTGTTATTGATATAAAGATAGAATCTTCTTACTTTACCAATGTCTTCGTATTCTACTGATAGATCATATACCGTTGGATTTTCTTCTCCAGCAAGTCTGTATTGTCCAGTAAAAGATCCGTCATCAATTAATATTTTTCCTAAGCCTCCCCATAACTTTACAGGAATAGCTTTAGAACTTGACAAATCCTTTTTAATTTTATAAAAAACAATATTATCTATTGAGACACTTGAATTGCCAGCATTATCAAACTTAAAATATGATTCAATGTTATTTTCAGTAAGTGCTGTAATTTCAAAATAATATCCATTGTTTGTTTCTGGATTAAGGAGTACTGCTATTCCTCCACCAGCTCCACCAATTGTTGGGTTTTGATCTGTAGTATTTCCAGTAATTTGATAATATGCTGTACTTCCAACGGGTGTTTGAAACTTGGTAAGGTTGTTTTCAACTTTTCCAACAATGCGAACTCTAGTTCCAAAATGTTTGTATGCATTATTTAGCTCTTTATAAACATAAGAAACAAAACTAATTGGGTTTTCTGTAGTTTTAAATGATGGTCCATTTACAACAAGTGCTGAAGACTGAACTGTTCCAGATTGGGTTGACTGTAAATTATTTACAGCAGTTTCAGTCAAGTAAGCTGTTGACATAAAATTTTTAATTATTCCATTTCGTGTTGTTTTTTTTGCTAAAACATTATTTACTCCAGCAGCACCTACTGCTGTTACTGGCAAGGCAATATCTTTTAATAACTGATTAGTAAAAAGATATGTATGATCCATGTCACAACCTCTAACATAGTCATTATTTGACCAATAAGATCCTGCTCCTGCAAAGTGATAGGCTAATGGAGTATTGAATTGACCACGACCATGATCAACTACTGGACCATTCTTAAGTCTAACAATATCTCCAATTGTTTCATAATATGGTGTTGCATAAATTCTAACTAAGCCAGTAGGGTAGATTTTTCCGTTAAATGGGAGTGATGAAAAATATCTTTGATACTCTTCGTTATTACTAATCCAAACATTACCAGTTCCTGTAATATTGTATTGAACAGCATCATACTTAATTATCTCTCCATTAGAGTAAAAGTATCCTTGATTTCTTGTTAACCAATAAACATTTTCTCCAAAATCAATTATGTTATTAACTAGAACTCCAGAAACAACTTGTGGCACAATTGAAGATAAGTCAGAGTTTAATGGCATTGCACCCAATACATAGCTTCCTTGTCCTGATGCTATTTCATTAATAGTTTTTGTTGGTTCAGTTCCAGCAACTTCCCACAATAAAGATGGCTTATAAACCCAAGTTCTTTCATTATCAATTAGGCTTGCTTGTTTTAGCTTTCCTATAGATCTTTGAATATATCTTTCTGTATAGTTAATCTTGCCATCATTATAAATCTTTCTATCTTGTGAGGCAATAGAGATTAGGTTTGGCAGTTTTCCAGATGAACTATTTTCTATTACTCCAGTATCGGTTTGATTATTTGATCCAGAAATTACAAAATCTGTTGCTCTTTGAGATTCTGTTGGCATTAAATAATCTTTGCTCATAACAATAAAGTTATTGTATTCATCAAAAAACATTGCGCTTTGAGTTGCCCTAGCTAACTCATTTAAAACTTCTGCTACATTTTGATCTGGAGCGATAAAAAAATATGGGATAATTGTTTCAGATTCTCCAGCAGTTCTTTTAAACGAATAATTGCTAAAGCCAACATAATCAAGCAATAGGCTGACGGCATAGCTTAAGGATGTTTCTGTAGTCAATAGTCTTGGAGCAGGCATTGATTCTAAGAAAAAGAATAGATCTCTTAATGTTAATGAAAGCTCTACACCAGTACCATCGGCCTGTGGAATTCCTTCTGAGTACAAAGTTTTAATAGGAACAAAATAGTCAAATCCATTAACATCTAAAATTACTTCATGAAAATTAAACTTTATATTTTTTCTGATGTATTTAGATATAATGCTTGAGGCATTGTTTTCATTAAAGGCTTGGTCATTATCAAATAAGTTTAGTGTTCCAGTTGAAGCTAGTAGTTGTCCTACTGGCATTGATGTAATTCCAACGTCTGATAAAATTTTTGTAATCTTAAAGTCAGTTACTTTATCTGAAATATTCACTATAAGTCTTGGTGACATTTCAATTAAATCAAAGGTCGAATCAAACTTATTCATTGTCTCTACGACAATTCTCATACCACGAACATAATCAAATTCACGATAAACAGTTGATTGATCAACTGCGCTAGTAAAAGAATCTGGATTTGTTAAATCTTTTATAAACCCTACCTGGGAATTTATAGTTTCAGAACCTAACATCCATCCGTATTCTGGAATAAATGTTTCATACTCTGATGTTGTTGAATTCCAAACATGAAATGTTCCAACATCTGATGGATTTTCTTGAACTAAATACGCATAACCATTATATGATTTTTGAGGAAGTAAGGTTGTTGATGAAATTTTTTCTGCGTACACAAAAATAGATTTATATTTATTTGGAAGAATGAGTCCATAATGTAACTCTAAGTATCCGTCTGGACCTATGATACTAGATCCATCATCTCTTAAAGAGTTTTCATTAAATGAATAAGCATTTACCCAGTTATTACCTTTTAGGTATTGAATTTTCCATCTTGATGGAGTTGTTTTATTTACGTCTCCGTAAAACGGATCTCCAGTTGAAGTTGAACCATTAGTAAAAGGTCCAAGGTTTACTGTACCTACATTGGTTTGCATCTTTACAATAAGTCTATTTGCTGGAACCTGTTCTTTATATACAACAAATGGGGCTGTGTCATCAATATAGTAAACCCCATTTGTAATATTTTTTGCAATTCCGTATTCACTATTATCTTCTGTTCTATAAGATGTCCAGTATTTAAATTGGTCATACCTTGAAGCCATATAGTATCTTGGTCGTTCAGCAAGGCTTGCTCCAGAGTTAGCTAAGGATCTATTCTTAAAATATGATGCTTTATTAATTCCAGATCTAGGTCTAAAGGGTTTAATACAATCCTCTAGAGAATAGATCATCTTAATCTTTTCCTTAGTTGATTTAAATATTTGGGGGATTGGATTATTTATATCATCATTAAATCCACTATTGACTACTACGTTAGAATCGGTGGCTCCAGTATAGTACCCTCCAGAATCCAGCTGGTCAAAATCTATTGGAAGTGTGAAAAACTTGCTAGATGGAGTAGTTGGCCTATATCGGTAATTTCCCAGTTTAAAGACGTTATCTGGCATATTCATGTTCCACTCAGCCAGAACCAAACTCTGCAGCCTAATGGTCGCTGATGCCTCTAGATGACCCTTCAGTGCCTCACTTACAAACACTTAAACCTCTTCCAGGGTTACAGACACATTCCAGAGATCCATATTTGTGCCACCACGCTTTTGAACAGAATATGAGAAATCAGATATGTAGACTTCCATAATTTGGCTATACTTATTTAAATTATCAAACTGGGTTTCGCCCTCTGAAAAATTCTTATATTTATCATATGATAGGAATATCCAAAAAGATCCTTTATGGTTTTCATACCAGTCTAGGAGTTCTGCTCCACCTGCTCCACCATCTACTGTAAACTCTTGAGATGGGCTTTGGCCTTTATAAGGGGATAGTCCTGTTGTAATCCCAAAATCTGCAACATCAGGATATGCTCTTGATGGTAGGTTATCCCATGATGTGGTGATTGTCATCTTATCTGCAATATGATAAGATCTCATTCTTCCATTAATTGTTCTTTCACGCTTCTCAATACGAGTAGGCTTGAACTCAATAGGCTGTCTATTGTGATCTGAGATTATTAAGAACTGGTCTACTTCTGAGGCTGTAGCCTCTGGTGCATCAGTTCCTACTTCATATCCCGTTGGAACATAAATACCATTTGACAGTGTGCCAGCATTATTAGACCATAGCATTGCCTGTGGTCTTTGATACCTGCGTCTTCCAGATAGGTATGCTGCTGTTGCCATTATCGTTGTCCTCTAACTCTTTGTCCATCAATATACTTAATCTTCTGCATTACTGTGCTAGCAATATCGTCGGCATTTAAATTGTTACCGCTGACATTTACACTTAAACTATAATTATACACTGAAGAGTCTGGAGACATTCCATTATTTATCTTTGATAGATTTTTTACTCCGTATGAGTCGACTGCTGACTTTTTAATAACAAACTCTCCTGGGGTAAGCATGGCTGGAATAGTATCAGTTCCCTTGCTAAATCCTCCAGCAGCAAAATATTTAGGAACCATTCCTCCTAAAGAAAGGCCTACATGCGCCAGGATTCCTGCATCTGGGATTCCTACTGCCCAAGTGTTATTTTTTCTCCATTCAGCAATTTTTGCTGCACGTTCGGCTGGGGTAAGAGGGGCTGGAGGAGGAGGTGGAGGAGGAGGTGGAGTATCTGCTTTAAAATTATTCCTAAATTCTTGCATACCTTCAGGGCTAAGAGCGTATGCCTTTTGTGCGTCTTCCAACTCTGCTTTTGCTTTCCTTAATGCTTCTTCAGCTTTTTTCCATTTCCGAATATCATCATCACCATCAGGGGCACCAAGTGCGTCATAAGCTTTCTGAGCTGCAGCTACATTATCCTCTGCTGCTGTTATCTTGGCTTTGAATGCTGCAATTTTGTCATCGAATATTTTCTTTTCTGCTGCTGCTTTATCTTTAGCAGCTTTTATTTCTGCTGCTGTTTTATCGGCAATAGCCTTTAGGTCTTTTTCATTTTGATCATCTTTTTCTTTTTGAACTTTAGCTAAAGCTCCTGCTAATAATGTTGCTGCAGCTTCTGCCAGACCTAGATTTTTTGTAAGGTTTTCTACTGCAGTTCCTGCATCGGCAATACTGTCTTCTAGTGTCTGTAATTTACCAGCTGCGTCTGCTGTTGCATCTGCGATGGCTTTTGCCTTTGCCTTTTCAACTGCTTCTAAAGCTGCTACCTCTTCAGCTAATTTTTTATTTGCTGCTGCTAGCGCATCAGCTGCATCTTTAGCAGCTTTTTCAGCGGCCTCAATAGCTGTTTTAAACTTGACCATATCTGCTTGATGTTTTAGCTCTGCTGCCTTTAATTCTGCTTCTCTTTTATCTTGTACATCTTGTAGATCTTTTTCTGCTTTTGCTAACGCTGCTTGTTGGGTAGCTATTTCAGTATTTCTAGTTTTTATTTGCTCTTGAACTGCATAGACTGCATTTACAGCCTGAAGCCTTAATGTATCTAATCTATAGATTTCATCTTCATTAAACTTTATATCTTTAAGAATTTGAAGTCTAGCTGGATCATTTTCAATATTATAAATTTGTTCTTGTAATGCAAGAATTTTTTCTTGTTCAACTTTTTGAAGTTGTTGAATTTGATATGAAGCTCTTTCAAGGGCATACTGTCTTTCAGCAATCTGATCTCTAGTTAATCCAGATGGAGATTTAATAGCTGCTAGCTCTGCCTCTTTAGCTTTTCCTAGTGTTCCTTGTTGTGCCCCCAAAGATTTTGCTGCTTGGGTTGCTCGCATATCTTGTACTGCTGCAGCTGCAGCTGATATATCACCTTTACTTAATGCATCTGCTAGACCTAGTTGTTGCTTTTGTTGTTCAACAATGTCTTGATTAAGTTCAGCAATTTTTGTTAAAGCGTTTTCTTGAACTTCATATTTTTTATTGATAGCATCTGCAGCATTATCCATTACTGCTAAGTCTTCACTTAACTTAGTAGACTCTTCTTGAATATTAGAAAGTGGCTTTTCAAATTCTTTGGCTATCTTGGTTTGAATATCTTCAATTTTCTTTTGTATTTTTTCAATTTCACGAGTATAGCTAATTTCAAGAGTTCTTTGTTGTCCAGCAATCGCTTGCTGTAGCATCTCTATTGGTCTACTATATGTTTTTTCAATAAATGCTTCTACATCTCCAATTGCTTTTTCTGCTTCAGCTAAAGTAAGATTCTTTCCCTTAAAGTCTCCTGCTGCAGCTGCTCCGAATTGTGTTAAGCCAATAGCATTAATGTCACCTTTGTTTTGTAAATCTTTAACTGCTTGAGATGCTGCATCTACTCTACTTTGTGCAGCTGCAATAAATCCACTTTTGATTATGTTTCCATTTGCATCTAAGCTTTCTTTAAAATATTTATCTTCTATTATTTTTATTGTGTTTGTATAAATTTTTTCTTGATCATCTGCAGCTTTTTGTGCTGCTTCAACGGCAGCATTTGCTTCATCAGACTTAGTTTGTAACCCAGATTTAGTTTTAGTGGCAATTCCAGTCTTTGGATCTACAGTGTAGGTGTCGTCAATTTCACTTTGAGTTTTGTCAATAGCACTTTGAGCAGTTGCAATATATGGATCCCAAACCTTTGAAATGCCTCTTGTTATAGATTCAATAGCTCTTCTTATGTTATCTGCAATATGATCAAATATTGATTGTAAGCTATCTGCTGATTTTTGCAATTCATCTGTAAGTTGTTGAGCTATTTCTTTTGCAGTTAATTGAACTTGAGCTTTATCTGCTTCTACTTTAACCTTACCCTTGATATTAGATAATGCCTCGCTTACCCTTCCCTGGAAATTTTTAATATCCTGTCCAGTTCCATCTCCGTCTAATATTTTCTTTACCATACCAAGTATTGCTGGATTTTCTGCTATTATTTTAAGATCTTCAGTTGAATAGCCTAACTCATTCTTGGCTCCTGTTAAAACTCTAAGGTCATCAGTTGCTTTCTTTAAGTCTTTTCTAGAGGCAGTAAAGACTTCTTCGAATGCTCTTGCTAAACCAAGGGTTTCATTTTTTGCTGCTTTAGTTTGCTTAGCTAATTCCTGCATTTTTTTAGCATCTATGCTGCCTGAATTAATAGCAACAGCAAGAGATGCATCAGCTGTAAGATCAAGAGCAGTTGCAGTATCTACTCCTGCTGCTTTTAATTTAACAAATGCTGCTTGTTGGGCAATAGTGTCTTGTATTGTTTGGACTTGTGTATTTTGATACTCGCCTATTACCTTTTCATTGTAAGCTTCTTTTAATGCTTTACCCTTGGCAGTTAATGTTACAATACCGTTTTTTTCAGTCATATAGATTGCACGAGTTTTATTATCCATGCTTTCTAGCATGCTTATAAATTCTCTATTAAATCCGCCTTTTCCGCCACCACCAAGACCAGTTAGTAATTGTTGAGATACTCCAGCAAACTTTGTTATACCCTTTCCAGAAACAATCTTTACTAAATCACCAATCTTTCCTTCAGCATCAATTGCGGCATCACGAACAAACTTGAGTTTCTTTAGTAACTCATCTAGTGTAGTATCTCTTGGTTTTTTAGTACCGTTGCCGTTGCCTACGAATGGTGGTGGAGTAACAATCGCTAAGTCTTCTCTATTGTTTGTTACTTTTTGTCCAATAGCGTCTGCATATTTTGCTTGTTGACTAGCAAATGGTAAGGCTTTATAAGATGCTCCACCTAGTGGTGGTTTCTCTGGATTATCTATCCATGCCTGGAAATCTTTACTCTTTTTAATTTCAGCTTCTGACATACTAACAATTGTTGCAACTTCTTGTGTGTATACAGTTCTTTGGTTTTGGTTTAATCCTTCAAAATATTCTTTGTTGATTGCAGCATCGCCCGTTGGCGGAAGGAAATTTGTTACAACATCATATGTTAGTTTTCCTTCATTTTCTTTAAGCTTATCAAGCAAACCTTGAAGTCTTGCTGCTGCTTCTGGATTGTTTTGGAAGTAATTAACCATTACTCCTACATCAAGAATTCCTTGATTTTGTGAAAGGGTTCCATAAAAATTAAGAATTTTGTCTGCTTCTGCAGTTGTTTTTGCTGCACTTACACTTGTTAAAAATTCTGTTTGTACTTTAGTATTTGGATTTCCATTCTTGTCAACAAATGCTCCAAGAATTTGTTGAGTTTCTGCAGCTTTTGCGCCACCAAACTTAGTAACAATACTCATTACCTTGTCCATTGACTTTTCATTCTTACCAAATGTTTGAATCATTGCCACCATATCTGATGGTTTAATATTGCCAGCATTCATTTGCATTGTAAGGACATATTCCATTTGTCCCTTTTTACCCTTATTACCAATATTCATTCCTTTTGCAAGTGCAGATTGAGCAGAAGATACAAAGGTTTCTTCTCCTGTATCCTTGTATCTTTTAACAGTTGCTTTTTTAGCAGCATCTACAAGAGCCTTTTGACTATTGCCTGCTGTATTTTTATATGAGTCTGCAACTGCTTTAACAGTTGCTGCATTTTTTTCTGCTAACCTAACACGAGCAGCATCATATTTCTCCTGTGCTTTTTTTGCTCCCTCAATATCGCCTTCTGCATTTTTTACTTTAATTAAGTTTTCATAATAAATCTGAACAGCTGCTGACATTTCTTTGTTAGTATTAAGTGCGTTTTCTTGGTTTTGTACAGATATGCCTGATAGTCTTCCAAGATCTTCTGAAGTTTTTTTCATTGACATTAAAGCAACTCCACCAGCCACCAAAGATCCAACTAACGCTCCAGCTGCTGCTCCAACTGGACCACCTAAAACAGCTCCAAGAGCTGCTGATTTTGCAGCTAGCGCTCCTACGGCTACTACTCCAGCCGTTGCTCCCGCAGCAGCAGTTGCGCCAACTGCTACATTTTGATTCATTGCAGATAATGATCCACCCTTAACTGCTGATCCTGCCGAACCAAGAGTTTTAGTATCTCCAGCAATACCCTTTGTTGCTTCTTCCATAAGTTTAACTCTGAGGGTTAGTGGATCTTTTAATATGTTTGATCCATCTTCACCGTACAAAGCAGTTAATTGTGCTGATGCTTGTAGTCCAATATTAACATTACCAATTTTTTCACCTATATTAATAGCAACGCTTCTTGCTTGCTCTGGAGTAAACACTCCTGAAGCTACAGCAACAGATAGTTGCTTGGTCAAATCTTGCATTGCTGTCTTTGGATCTGATTTTAGATTGTCTGCAACTCCCTGAATTAATGCTTGATTGTCTGGGGCTGCTACATAAGCCTCACCAAAAGATGTCTTGCCTTGTTGAACTGCAAATCCAGTTCTTTTTTGCTTATTTCTTTCATCTACTATTTGTCCTGCACTTGCTTTATTTGCAAATACTCCAAAGTTTTCAATTGCCTTAGCGGAAGCACCTGTTGCTTCAGATAATTCCATTGCTTTATTTTGTGCATCATTATATGTCTTGTTTAATAATGTTGTTACAGTTACAAAAGTTGCTATTACAGCTGATGCTCCGATCATTCCAGCTTTCATTTTTGTCATTGAGTCTGGCATCATAGACATAATTCCAGAAACACCTTGTGCTGCAAAAACAAATGGCATGGCTGAATTTGCCATTTCACCAAGTTTTCCACCAGCAAATGTTCCTGCAATTGTTAATCCAGATAATGCTCCAATTGCCACATTTCCTTTATTGCCAAGTTCTTTAATTCTATTTGTTGTAGTTTTTGTTTTTTCTGTATTATCAATTAAAGCATTTATGCCATTTTTTATTGCTTTTTGATTATCTGCTAATTCAGACTGAGACATACCCATAAGTGAGGACGCACCTGGGGCATCAGCCTTTCCAGGAATAACTCTAAACTTTCCTGGTCTTTGTGTTACAACTTTACTTCCTGGTTTAACTGTAGCTACACGACTATCATCTGGTCTTCCAGTTGATGGCTTAACACCTTTAGGAAGTGCTGTTGTATTTTGTCCAGTTACTTTTGTTATTTTGCCTTTTGCATCTTGAATAGATTCTTTCTTTTGGACTGCAACTACAACACCAGAGTGAATCTTGTGGAATGTTCTCCAGTCTACTTTTCTTCCTTCTTCAAGTCTAGCAATCATTCCTTGATAGACTTTACGCTCTTCTGGATTTAAATTAAATCCTGCAACAGTTTTTTTAAGTTTAGGAAGTACTTCATCTATTTCTTTAATCATTGAATTATGATATTGGTCAGCAGTCATACCCTTTGGAATATCTAGTGTTGCTTCAGCAAAGAATCTTTTTGCACCGCCCTTTTCTCCAAGCAAGTTAATATTTGCTTGCTCTGCCATTGAAGGCATTTTAGTTGCAAAATCTCTTTTCCCAGATGCCTTTGCAAATACTCCCGCAGTGCCAACATCTGCCAATGTTTTTCCAGACAGATTTCCGCCATGTAAATCTTTATCTCCACGAAGATTTGCTGCAACTAGTTGCTTAAAGTATTCTTGTTTTGTAAATTTACCAGTAAAGTTTGACTCTGCAAATCTTGGGTCATATGGTGACTCTAATGCAAATAGCTTTTTCCCTGTTTTTGGATCTTGTATAACTCTTAGTTTTTGCTCTGGAGCTTCTAGCCCATGAGCCTCTCTTGCAATAATAGTTGCTCTTTGTTCAGCAAGTGCAGCCTTTTCATCCATCATAGGCTTTACGAATACTCTTGATCCGTCAGGTTTTTCAAAAACTCCACTTATATGGTTGGCTTCTCTAAAACTATAACCTGAAGATTGTGATATTTGCTTACCAAGTTTTAAAGGTACTTCATTTTTAAATCTACTAGAGTTTACATCTCTATCTGTTTCTGTAAATATCTTTGCAGCTTGAAAATCTTTAGCTTTTGTTAAATCAATAGACTCTACTTTGCCACGCTTTACTGGAGTAGCAGTTCCTTCTCCAAGCTGAAGAACTTTTTTGTGAAACTTTTTATAAAATTCTGGAGTTCTTGCTTTTGATAAAGCTATAACGCCTTTTGCTTGATGAATATTTTTTTGTATGTCTTGGCTAGCTCTTCTACCTTTAACTGCCCTATCTTCAAGATCAGCAAGTCTTGCTATTCTTTCAAATTCAGATTGAGATGTAGGATGTTTTTTTGTTTGAGCAAATGCATAGTCATAAGAAAGCTGTCTAATTTGTTTTTTAGTGTATCCAAGATCTGAAAAATATTCTGGGAATTTATTAATTTGTGATACTAAATTTCCTACTTCTTTTCCACCTGCACGATTTAAATATGTATTGAGTCCTTTATAGTCTTGAACAGTCTGACCTGCAAGCCATTTTGTATTTTTATCCTTTGAATCAAGAATATGGGCTTCAGATTTTGTTGTAAAATCTCGAATTTGTTTATCGTTAAATCCAGCTGCCTTTAGTTGTTTTGCAACTTGTTCAGTTTCTCTACCTACATTTAATACTGCTTCTGCTTTATTAGCTGCATTAAGTTTTGTACGAGCAGATTTAATTGCTGGGTTATTTGATTTTGCTCCACCGCTTGTAGATTTTCCTTCTTTAATATGTTTAAATACAATACTCTTTGTTAAAGGTTTCGCTATTGGTCTTTTATCCGAAACAGTAGAAAGATCGTCCATTCTATTTTTAATTAATCGCTCAGCATCAGTATCATAACCACCAAGTTTTGCTGCTTCCATTTGGCTGTTAATTTCATTAACTAAGGTCATTGCAGTTTCTTGGCTTGCTGCTCTATATGTTTTACCACCAAAGTCAACTGTGCCTGCTATTGTGCCAACCTTGGCTGTTCCTTTATTAAATCCTTGAAGATTTCCATTAACCATTGCATCAATAATTGGCTGGTATGCAGGATTTTGTGCAACATCCCTTGGAATAACTGCTTCGCCAGGAGTGAGCATAGAAGGTACTGTATCTTTATTTCCTCTTCCTGGAACATAGGTTGCTCCCTGCTTAAATTTCTTCGGAGCAGATCCTTTAAATCCTGGCATCATCATACCTGGATTTGCTCTTGCAAATGTTAGTGCTGCTGTTGTTGCTTGTACATAAGCATTACGAAGAGCATTTACGGCGGATGTTTCTAATGTAAATGATTGTGTAAGTCTCGTATGAGCTTGATTAAGAGATGCTGCTACAGTTGCTGCTTCTAGTTGTTCTGCATTTAGGTATGAGGTTTGTTGAGATAATACCGTTGCATTTCCACCAAGTTTTAAAAACCCTGTGCGAAGAGCAAGGAATAGTTTAATAATATTAGCTGCACCGTTAGCAACCAAACCAAATGTCATTAGTAGTGTTGGTCCAATTATTCCTACTAGTGTAGTTGCAACAACTATAAACTTTTTAGTACCGTCACTAAGCCCATCAAATCTCTTTAATATATCTCCAGCAAACTTGACAATTGGAGTAAGAGCCTCAAGAAATGCTTTTCCAATTGGCATGATAGCAATCTTTAAATCTTCAACAGATTGCTTAAAGTTAACTCCTACAGCATCCTCAACCTTTTTTAATTCTCGTTGTGACAAGATGGCAAGTTCTTCAACAGAAGCTTGAGTTAATCCTAAAACCTTATTAGCTTGTGATCCATCTTTAGTAATGTTTTGAAATAGTGTAGATAGACGAGAAAACTGGAATTTACCAAATAGTTGTTCAATTGCTCTTGCACGATTAAGTGGGTCTAAGGTATCTAATGCTTGTGCAAAACCTACTACTGTTGCTTTAACATCTCCAGCATTTGATTCAACAATTCCGTTAATGTTTATGCCAAGTTCTCCAAGCATAGCTGATGCTTTTTTACTTGGATTAATTAAAGCAGCAAGTCCAGACTTTAATGCGTTAGCTCCTTCAGAGGCATTAATTCCTCCCTCTTTCATAGCCGTTAAGAAGAATGCTAAGTCTTCTACATCTCCACCAAGTTGTTGAATTACTGGACCAGCTTTTGGAATTGCTATTGTTAAATCTTCAATTGATACAACTGTCTGGTTTTCAACTGCGTTTAAGAAGTTTATCTTGCTTGCTAGCTTATCTGCACTTACACCAAAAGCATTGGTTAATGATATGGTTGTTTCTAGTGCCTGTTCTTGTTCTACTCCGCCAAGTACTGCCAGTCTAGTTGCTTCAGATATTTGAGCAGTAAGTTCTGCTCCAGTCTTACCCATTGCTGCTGCATCAGCAGCCATCTTCATTGTATCTTTAAGTGCAACACCGTATTTAGTAAAGCTCTTTGCAAGTAATTCTATTTCTTTTACAGCTTTTTCAGTTTCTCCAGAAGTTGTAAAGATATCTCCATATACACGCTTAAATCTAATTGCTTGCTCTTCCATTTCCATAAATGTTTTAGAGGCAATGCTGCCAATGTACATTAATGGAACACTGAATCCAACCATAAGCTGACGACCAGCCCATTGTGTATTCTTACCAAAATTAAGAAGTGATGTAGATCCTTGCTTAACCAGTTGATTAAACATTGCTTGTTTTTGGGCTGCTACTGCTGTCTGGTTAGCATAGTCTTTCATATTCAGTGTTGCAGGCGTAACAGACATTGCCTTCAGTGCACCGCTTGCATCACGACCCATCTTGATATATTGGGTCTGCATCTTTCTTACACGTTCTTCTGCTACCTTGCCAATTGTGTCAAATTCTGATCTAAACAATTTGCCAAATGATTTTGAAGATGCCCCCGCATAACGGAAATACTCACGCATAGAGAGTTTGTTGTTCTCCAGTGCGTGAGTAAATGACTCCGTAGATGTTCTGACTAATCCCATTTGTGCATGGAATTTACCAGTTGCATTTATAGAATTAAGAAGATTTTGTTGTAATCCCTTTTGTGCTGCAGCACTTGCTGCACTATTTTTTGCTATAGATGCATGAAATGTTGCTAGTTGACGTTGAAGTGTTTTTAGTTCG